GCAAGCACGCCGGGCAGGAATCGCACCTACGTGCTGACGGTTCCTCCACGGCGATGCGCGGCAAGGATGGCGAGGTGGGCGGCTGGACGCACAAGGGCCAGCCGACGCAGGACTCCCGCATCCCTGACTCGGTGATCCGCGTGATGCGCCACAAGGGCAAGATCGGACAGGACATCGACCACCCGGCCGTGTTCCCGGTGGCGTTGCCGGAGTTCGCCATCGAGGCCTACACCGAATCAGGTGACATCGTGTTCGAACCATTCGGCGGTAGCGGCACGACGATGCTGGCCGCCCAGCGCACGGGTCGGATTTGCCGCAGTGTCGAGATCGCGCCGGAATACGTGGACGTGGCCATCAAGCGCTTTCAGCAAAACCACCCGGGCGTGCCGGTCACGCTGATCTCCACCGGCCAGTCTTTCGACGAGGTCGCCGCTGAACGCGAAACGGAGGTGGCGGCATGAACTGGCTGGCCGACAAGATCGAGCAGTGGCCGACCGCCAAACTGCTGCCCTATGCCCGCAACGCGCGGACGCACACGGAGGATCAGGTGGCGCAGATCGCCGCATCGATTGTCGAGTTCGGTTTCACCAATCCGATCCTCGCCGGAAGCGACGGCATCATCGTTGCGGGACACGGTCGGCTCGCCGCTGCGCAGAAGCTCGGGCTGGAACTCGTGCCCGTGGTCGTGCTTGATCACTTGAGCCCGACTCAGCGCCGGGCATTGGTCATCGCAGATAATCGGATTGCCGAGAATGCCGGCTGGGATGACGCGATGCTGCGCATCGAGCTGGAATCACTTCAGAGCGAGGGCTTCGATCTGGACATCACCGGCTTCGACGCCGATGCGCTGGCCGAACTGCTGGCGGGCGATGAGTCCAACAACGAGGGGCAGACTGATGAAGATGCAGTGCCGGAGGTTGGCGAAACGCCGATCTCGCGCCCGGGCGATGTCTGGATCATGGGCCAGCACCGGCTGCTGTGCGGCGACTCGACCGTGGCCGAGAGCTACGACAGTCTGATGCAAGGCGACGTGGCGGACATGGTCTTCACCGACCCGCCATACAACGTGAACTACGCGAACAGCGCGAAGGACAAGATGCGCGGTAAAGATCGCGCGATCCTCAACGACAACTTGGGTGATGACTTCTATGACTTCCTGCTGGCGGCATTGACGCCCATCGTGGCGCATTGCCGGGGCGGCATCTACGTGGCGATGTCATCCAGCGAACTGGATGTGCTGCAGGCGGCCTTCCGCACCGCCGGTGGCAAGTGGTCGACCTTCATCATCTGGGCCAAGAACACTTTCACGCTCGGCCGCGCCGACTACCAGCGCCAGTACGAACCGATCTTGTACGGATGGCCCGAGGGTGCGCAACGCCACTGGTGCGGTGACCGCGATCAGGGCGATGTGTGGAACATCAAGAAACCGCAAAAGAACGATCTGCACCCGACGATGAAGCCGGTGGAGTTGGTCGAGCGGGCGATCCGCAATTCAAGCCGCCCGGGTAATTTGGTGCTCGATCCCTTCGGCGGTTCTGGCACGACGCTGATTGCGGCAGAGAAATCAGGGCGTGTGGCGCGACTGATTGAACTCGATCCGAAGTATGTGGATGTGATCGTGTGCCGGTGGCAGGAATGGACTGGAAAACTGGCTACCCGCGCGGCAGATGGCATAGCATACGACGATCTCAGTCAATCAATGGGATAGTTGATCGATGCCTCGTCCGACTGTTGTCACACCGAGAAATTCTGCGGATGAATTGGCTATGCTCACCCCGCGAACAGCAAAATTGTTGCTTGGCCAGGGATTGACGACCTCACAACAAATCATCGAGCGCTATCCAGAAGGACTGTTGGCCATCCGCGGATTTGGATTCAAATCCTTGCGTGAGATTGAGCGCTGTTTCTTGCCTGGAAAACATTACGACCCCAGGTAACGGAGCAGCAGTCATTCAACAAAGTAGAGATCCGTCTCGACCAGGTCCTCGGTGTACCCCGCCTTGTGCAGCACGATGACCTTGCCATCGCGCCAGCCTTGGACGATGCCAGTACGACGCACCTGCTCGTTTCGCGTGCAGTGATGACCCGTGCTGAGATTGCGATGGATGTAGTAGGCAACGCAGTCGCCTTTCTTGAGTGTGTGGCGTGTGGGGGCGTTCATGGTGCTCTCCGGGGTGATCGTTGCGACACCCACATGAACGCGCTGATGGCGAGAGAAGCCAAGCTATTCATGGCGCCTCTCGCCATCACTTTTTGCCACACCGAAACGCGTGCGGTCCGTTTTTAGGCGATGCGGTAGACCCGCTCGCCGCCCTGCGGCTTGTCGGACGTGATGGTCAGGCCAAGCTTTTTCTTGAAGGTGCCGGCGAAGGTGCCGCGTACCGTATGTGCTTGCCAGCCGGTGATCTGGCAGATCTGGTCGATGGTCGCGCCTTCGGGGCGTCGCAGCATCCAGATCACTTCGGCTTGCTTGCTGTTCTCGCGGGTGCGCGGTTTGGTTTCTTTGGCTACATCGGCCTCACTGGCGGCCACGTTGGTCTCCAATGCAGGATCGGTGACTAAGGGCGCCGCGGCGACATCCGGTACGTCCTGTGGCGCAGGGCGAGCGACCCCAAGCGCATCGTAGCCCTCAGCGGCAACAAACCAGTCGGTGCCGTCGGTGGTGATCAGTGCGCGGTTGAACAACCCGTCGAGTACCTTCTTGCGCGCGCCACCTTTGATGTTGTCGGGGAACCAGTCGATCTTGCCGTCGGTGTATTCGATCGCATGGGTCAGGATCGTTTGCTGGGCCGGTGTCAGTTGAGTCGTGGTCATTGGCTTCTCCTTGATGTGTTTGATCGGGTGATGTGATGAACGCGCTGTTCGCGAGTGAAGCCAAGCGTTTTTCGCTTGGCTCCGTGGCCTTGCCATCAATCGCGGGCGATGTCAGCTTCCGTTGCCTTGGGCAGCGATGCGCCCAACTCCGCGCCGGCCTTGAAGGCGGCCTCCAGGGCGTCCTTGATGCACCACACCGCGGTGTCGTGGAAATCAAGACTGTCGGCATTGCGGGTTTCCAGCGTCTCGATGCCGAGATGCTTCTGGGCGATCAGGGTGAGGATGGTGTCGATCTGACTCATGTCCGTGTCCTTTGATGGCGTTGATGACGAGCGTATGAAGGCGCTGTTCCCGATGGAAGCCAAGCTCAATCTGCGCAAATGTCGAACAAATGATTGAAGGTGACGATGGGACTCTCGATTCGCGCCTACGCGCGCCACCGTGGCGTGTCGCACGTGGCCGTGAAAAAGGCCATCGACACCGGGCGGATCACCACACTGTCGGACGGCACGATTGATCCGGATGCGGCGGATGCGCAGTGGGCACAAAACACATTGCAACCGCGCAAGACCGCCGCGCCCAAGGTTCACAGCACAAAGGCACGTGAGCTGCCAGAGCGCGAGGCACTCGAACCCAGCACACCGTCGCTGTCGACAGGCGGCACCTCGCTGCTGCAGGCGCGCACGGTCAACGAAGTGCTCAAGGCCAAGCTCAACAACCTGGAGTTGGCGCACCGTAAGAAAGAACTGGTGGATCGGGCGCAGGCCGTGGCGCACGTTTTCAAGCTGGCCCGGGTCGAGCGCGATGCCTGGCTCAACTGGCCCGCGCGCGTATCCGGGCAGATGGCATCAACACTCGGGGTCGATCCGCACACGATGCACGTGACGCTGGAGGCCGCCGTGCGTGAGCACATGATCGAACTGGGCGAATTGCTTCCGCGCGTGGATTGATGATGGAAGATTACGAAGGCGCAGCCGAGATCGAACGGGCGTGGCGTGAAGGACTCACGCCCGATCCGCTGCTCACCGTATCCGAATGGTCGGATCGCCACCGGATGCTCTCCAGCAAGGCCTCGGCCGAGCCCGGGCGCTGGCGCACCAGCCGCACACCGTATCTGAAAGCGATCATGGATTGCCTGTCGCCGACCTCGCCGGTTGAGCGCGTAGCGTTCATGAAGGCGGCGCAACTGGGTGCGACCGAGATGGGAAACAACTGGATCGGCTACGTGATCCACCACGCCCCCGGCCCGATGATGGCGGTCTCGCCGACGGTAGAGATGGCCAAGCGCAACTCCAAGCAGCGTATCGATCCGCTGATCGAAGAGTCGCCGGTGTTAGCTGACTTGATCGCGCCGGCCCGCAGTCGGGACGCCGGCAACACCATCCTGGCGAAAGAATTTCGCGGTGGCGTGCTGGTGATGACGGGCGCCAACAGCGCGGTCGGTCTGCGTTCGATGCCGGTGCGGTATCTGTTCCTCGACGAGGTCGACGGTTATCCGCTCGATGTCGAGGGCGAAGGCGATGCGATCTCGCTGGCCGAGGCACGTACACGCACGTTTACGCGCCGCAAGATCCTCATCGTCTCGACACCGACGATCTCGGGCGCCAGTGCCATCGAACGCGAGTATGAAGCCAGCGACCAGCGCCGCTACTTCGTGCCGTGCCCTCACTGCGGGCATCGGCAGTGGCTGCGCTTCGAGCAGCTGCGTTGGGACAAGGGGCAACCGGAAACGGCCGCCTACATCTGCGAGTCCTGCGACACCGCGATTGCCGAGCATCACAAAACCTGGATGCTGGAGCACGGTGAGTGGCGCGCGATGGCTGATGGCAAGACGGCGGGGTTTCACCTGTCGTCGCTCTACAGTCCGGTCGGTTGGCGCAGTTGGCGTGAGATTGCCGCCGCATGGGAAGCGGCCGTCAATAAGGAATCCGGCTCAGCGGCCGCCATCAAGACCTTCAAGAACACCGAATTGGGCGAAACCTGGGTCGAGGAAGGCGAAGCGCCGGACTGGCAGCGCCTCGTCGAGCGCCGCGAGGATTACCGCATCGGCAGCGTGCCTGCCGGCAGTCTGTTGCTGGTCGGCGGTGCCGACGTGCAGAAGGATCGCATCGAGTCCTCCGTCTGGGCCTTCGGGCGTGGCAAGGAGTCGTGGCTGGTCGAGCACCGCGTACTGATGGGCGACACGGCGCGTGACACGGTTTGGAAACGCCTCTCCGAAATGCTATCCGAATCGTGGACGCACGCCTCGGGTGCAGCGATGCCGCTGGCCCGTTTTGCGCTCGATACCGGCTTTGCCACGCAGGAATCCTATGCCTTTGTGCGCGCCTGCCGCGACAGCCGGGTGATGGCGGTCAAGGGCGTGGCCCGCGGTGCTGCGCTGATCGGTACGCCGACTGCCGTGGACATGACGCAGGGTGGCAAGAAACTGCGCCGGGGCATCAAGGTGTTCTCGGTCGCCGGTGGCATCGCCAAGCTGGAGTTCTATAACAACCTGCGCAAGAGCGCGGATGTCGGCGAGGACGGATTGACCCCGGTGTTTCCGGCCGGGTTTGTCCACCTGCCCAAGATCGACGCCGAGTTCATCCAGCAACTCTGCGCCGAACAACTGATTACCCGCCGCGATCGCAACGGCTTCCCGGTGCGCGAATGGCAAAAGATGCGTGAGCGCAACGAGGCACTGGACTGCTACGTCTACGCCCGGGCAGCCGCCTCGGCGGCTGGGCTGGATCGCTTCGAGGAACGCCACTGGCGGGAACTTGAGCGCCAGCTCGGGATGGAACGGCCGCCAGATGAGTCGCCTTCGATGCAAACCCACAACCCCGACGAGGCCACTGACCGAGACAGATTCGGCGGTGGCCTCGCGGTTTCTGGCAACCGCAATACCGGGCGGCGCGTCATCAAGAGCCGCTGGTTAACGCGATAGATCAGACGATGAGGATCTGATGACTTACACCCTCACTCAACTCGACGTACTCAAGCGCGCGCTGGCCACAGGCGAGCGCCGCGTGAGCTTCGGCGACAAGACGATCGAGTACCGATCGATCGAAGAACTGCAGGCGGCGATTCGTACCGTGGAGGATGAACTGGCCCGTGCTTCAGGCGTGCCTACCACGCGCCAGATTCGCATCGACACCCGGAAGGCGACCTGATGAAATGGTTCTCCAAAATTCGGCGCGGGCTCTTCGGTCATCCGTCACCGATCTATGATGGCATCGGCGGTGGTCGGCGCGCACTGGCCTGGCAAGTCGGCAATCCCGGCGCAGTCGCTGCGCTGGCGTTCACGCAGAATGAACTGCGCGCCAAGAGTCGCGATCTGGTGCGTCGTAATGCCTGGGCAGCGGCGGGTGTCGAGTCCTTCGTGTCGAACGCGATTGGGACCGGCATCAAGCCGCAGAGCATGCTGGCGGATCAGCCGCTGCGCGAAGCTATTCACAGCCTGTGGTGGGACTGGTGCGAGGAAGCCGATGCCGCAGGACTGACTGATTTCTACGGACTGCAGGCTCTGGCGTGTCGCGCCATGCTCGAAGGTGGGGAATGCCTCGTGCGGCTGCGCTACCGCCGCCCGGAGGATGGTCTGCCGGTGGGACTGCAACTCCAATTGCTCGAACCCGAGCACCTCCCAGCCACGCTGAACCAGGAATTGGCTTCGGGGAATGTGATCCGCGCGGGCATCGAATTCGACAAGCTCGGGCGGCGCGTGGCGTACCACCTCTACCGTTCACATCCTGGCGACGGTTCCTTGGCGCCGATGTCCGGTATCGGCGGCATCGACACGGTGCGGGTGCCAGCCAGCGAAATCATCCACCTGTTTCGCCCGCTGCGGCCCGGACAGATCCGGGGCGAACCGTGGCTCGCCCGGGCGCTGGTTAAACTCAACGAACTCGACCAGTACGACGACGCTGAACTCGTGCGCAAGAAGACGGCGGCGATGTTCGCAGGCTTCATCACACGCCTCTCGCCCGAAGACAACCTGATGGGTGAAGGATTGCCGGACGCCAGCGGTGCAGCATTGGCTGGGCTGGAACCGGGCACGATGCAGATCCTGGAGCCCGGCGAGGATGTGAAGTTCAGTCAGCCCGCCGACGTCGGCGCCAGCTACGCCGAATTTTTGCGCATGCAGTTTCGGGCCGTCGCCGCGGCGATGGGCATCACCTACGAGATGCTGACCGGGGATCTGACGCAGGTGAACTACTCGTCGATCCGGGCTGGCTTACTGGAATTCCGGCGCCGTTGCGAAGCTATCCAGCACGGTGTGATCGTGCATCAGCTGTGTCGTCCGATCTGGCATGCCTGGATGGAGCAAGCCGTGCTGGAAGGAGCACTGGCGCTGCCAGGATTTAGTCGTCGCCAGCGTGAATACTTGTCGGCCAAGTGGATTCCGCAGGGCTGGCAGTGGGTCGATCCGCAGAAAGAATTCAACGCGATGGTCACCGCTATTCGTGCCGGCCTGCAGTCGCGCTCGGAAGCCATCTCGGCCTTTGGTTATGACGCCGAAGACATCGATCGCGAGATCGCGGCTGACAACCAGCGCGCGGATGAACTCGGTCTGATCTTCGACTCCGACCCGCGCCACGATCGACCGGTGCAGGCGGCAGGTTCTACCGGGGCGGACGAATCAATCCCTGCGAATGTTTGAGGTCGCGATAGAAACTCGCGCACGGCCCTGCCGCAGTACGTGGCTCACGGGCGCTTCGATCGCGACACAAAAACAGTCGTTTCGTCACGCGGCTCGGACAGTGCCGCCAGCGACTCGGCGATGAAGCTAGCCGGCAGGTCGGGATTGTTCAGCGCCGCACGCCCGATCTTAGCCCAGTACTCGATCTGCCCGGCGATTGTGCGGTGTTCGATTATGGCTTCCCTACGCGCCTGGTCGTAGAGCGTCTGATTGATGCGAATAGAGGTCGAAGTGCTCATTACAGACTCTGTGCTGGCAAAGATTTCTATCACTCTCAATTTGCCACAAACGTTGTAAATCACCCAAGGAATATCAACGATGCTGCTTTCCCATCTGGCATCCCGCCTCATCGGGACGCCACTCCTTATTGCGCGTCCGAAACTCGACGTCATCCTGTCCGTGCTCGGCTCGCGGATCGGCCTGCCCGAGATGGATATGGCGTTACCGATACCCGCGCCGAAACCTGCGCATGAGTCATCGCAGACCAGCATCGCCGTGATTCCGGTCGTCGGCACCCTGGTCAAACGGGTGATGGGCATCGATGCCGCCTCGGGTTTGACGTCCTACGACGAGATCGGTGCGCGTCTGGACGCTGCGCTGGCTGATCCACAGATCGCGGGCATCCTGCTCGATATGGATTCACCCGGCGGTGAAGCCGGTGGCGTGTTCGAACTGGCCGCGCGCATTCGCGCCGCCAGTCGGGTCAAACCCGTCTGGGCGCACGCCAATGATGCCGCGTATTCCGCTGCCTATGCCATCGCTGCCGCGAGTGAACGCCTGACGCTGTCGCAGACCGCCGGCGTCGGTTCCATTGGCGTGATCGCGCTGCATGTCGATCAATCAGTCAAAGACGCCAAGGACGGACTGAACTACACAGCCATCTTTGCCGGTGGCCACAAGAACGATTTTTCACCGCACGAAGCGCTGACGCCGCAGGCATCCACGGCACTGCAGACCGAAGTCGACCGGCTCTACACCATCTTCACCACGCAAGTGGCCGTCATGCGCGGCCTCGATCGGGAGGCTATTCGCGCTACCGAGGCGGGCGTGTATTTCGGGGAGCACGCCGTGGGTGCAAAACTGGCCGATGCCGTGATGCCGTTTGATCAGGTGCTCACTGAGTTCGCCGATACGCTAGCCACCAAACGTCGGTTGGCCACCCCGCAAGCAACGCGCCGCGGCGCAGTTTCCGCTGTCCATTCCAACCTGGAGAATTCCATGAATGACCATGAAACGATTGACCGCATCGAATCCGTTGATGAACAGGCCGATGCACCAACTGACGCAGCACCGAGTGAAGATCCTCCGCACACGGATGGCGCTCCGCAACCCGAAGCAACTACCCGTACACCACTCGCGCAGCTGGCAGCCAACGGACGCATCGAATCTCAGGCCATCGCCGAGTTGTGCCTGATCGCCGGCCAGCCACAACGCACCGCCGAGTTCTTGGCGTCCGGGGCCAGCGAAGCACAAGTCCGGCGCGCCTTGCTCGATGCACGGGCCGACCAGCCGGAGATCACTTCCCGCATCACCGCAGATACCGGCACCGGAACCACCCAGCGTCCGGAAGACAGTCCGGTGGTCGCTGCAGTAAAGAAACTCACCCAAAAGGAGTAAACCATGCCCAGCATTACGCAACCGAACAATCTCGGCGACCTGCTGAAATACGAAGCCCCCAACCTGTACTCGCGCGAACAAGACACTGTCGCGGTGACGCAAGTTCTGTCTCTGGGCACGGTGGTCGGCCGTGAAACGGCAACCGCGAAACTCAAGGCGTTCGATCCGGCTGCGACAGACGGTACCGAAGCTGCTGTGGGCGTGCTCGGCAACGACATCGACGCCACGCTGGCCGATCGACCCGACGCCATCCTGATCGCCCGTCACGCCATCGTCGCGCGCGGCGCCGTGCTCTGGCCGTCTGACATCACGACACCTCAGCAAGCGGTGGCCATCAGCCAACTGGCGGCCCTGGGCATCCTGGTGCGCGATAGCGCCTGATCGTCGTCCTAACCGTCCCATTAGTTTTCCCGCAAAACCCGCGTACACAGCGGGTTTCGTCATTTCTGGAGACCCCAAATGCAAAACCCCTTTGAAAACCCCGGCTTTTCAATGGTGAGCCTGACGGCGGCCATCAACCTGATTCCCAATCGTTACGGTCGGCTGGAATCGTTGAATCTGTTTCCCGTCCGACCCGTGCGCACGCGGCAGATCATCGTCGAAGAGTATGCCGGTCGCCTGAACCTGCTGCCGACCCGCGCGCCGGGCTCGCCCGGTACCGTCGGCGAGCGTGGCAAGCGCAAGCTGCGTTCTTTCGTCATTCCGCATATCCCGCACGACGACGTGGTGTTGCCCGAGGAGGTCCAGGGCCTGCGCGCGTTCGGATCGGAAACCGAGATGGAAGCGATTGGTGGCGTCATGGCCCGCCATCTGGAGACGATGCGCAACAAGCATGCGATCACGCTGGAACACCTGCGCATGGGGGCACTCAAGGGAAAGATCCTGGATGCCGATGGCAGCGAAATCATTGATCTATTCGACGAGTTCGATCTCACGGCGGAATCGGTGTCCTTCGAGTTTTCTATCAAGGAAGACGAAGGCAACCTCAAGGAGTCCTGTCTGGAACTGCTCAGTCTGATGGAGGACGGGCTCAACGGCGAGTTCTCCACCGGAACCCATGTGCTGTGCTCACCAG